CCATTACAAATAATCCAACTTGATGCCATTCGTGTATTACTTGAATCAAACTATTGTAAACCTCCAATGAGAATGATTCCTATTGTTTGTGGAGGAGGAGGATCTCCTATAAAATATGATGAATCAGGAGCAATCAAAGGAGTAGATGCTGTTATTGATAAAGATAATTGCGGTGCCTTATTGGCAAATGAAATTGACGCGGATGTTTTCATTATCCTTACAGATGGGGGAGGAATTTATGAAAATTATGATAAACCAGACCAGAGAGAAATGGCAGAAGTTACTCCTGAATATCTAATAAATACTGACGCTGGTATAAATTATCCAGGATCTATGGGGCCGAAAATTAGAGCTGTCATCAATTTTATACAGAGAAGTGCAAGAGACGACGTTTATGCTGTCATAGGTGATCTGAATGATACTATAGAAATATTATCTATGAATGCTGGGACTATTATCAAGAAAAATGTTATAGGTGGTGTGAAGTGGAGAACTAAGTAATCATACATATCAAGATATTATCTAAATAGAAACAATAATATATTCATATAATAGGTTAAATAATATGGATATGGATAGTTCTGGTGGGATAATTGTTTGGTTATTTTTGACATTCTGGATTTTAGCTGGATTGACTGCTTTTGGGATGTCACTGGTATGTTTTGGATACAAAGGATCAGTATTGGAAAAAATAGTAGGATTATTGTTGGCTTTCTTCTTGGGTCCATTCTATTGGATATATTATATGTATAATGGCGCATATTGTGTTAAATAAACCCAATTATTAAATACATATTATAGTATACCATCTCAATATCAATTTATTTTGTCAAATATATAAAAACAATTATATATACATATTAAAATATGAGTTTGTTCACAAATCATGATGTATTTAATGTACACAAAGTTCTTGGATTTGGATGCTTGTTACATTATGGGTATAGAATTTATAATAAATTAATCTACGGAACTATGTTTTTTGACCCGCATTCTATGGTAACATATATCGCACCGCTAGCACATTTGACATTGTCACTATCTTCATTTATTTTTCATGTACCTAAGAATAGATTTAATACGAAAGCAATTATTTGGAAAGAATTGCAATTACATAACATCATATTTACATCTCGTTCTGTGTGTATGATGTATCATGCATTATTCATGCCACAAATTAATATGCATGTATACATTTACAGTCGTTTAGGAATTGTTGTATTACATCATGTACTTGCTGATATTGTGACACGTCATTACCAAGTACAAGATAAAACAACTACAAGAGATATTCCTTACGATACTGATAGTATCATGGTAAAGTATATTAATAAAAAGTATTATGCGATTTCGCAACTAATGGCATTATATGGTATGTTAGTTTCAAAGGATTGTGATAATGGATTGTTGGTGATGTTTCCGATACAATTATCTGCATTTCTAATGACATTGGTAAGAAAAAATATCATTAGTAACAATATGTGGCATATTGTATATGGAACAACTTTAGCGATACCTTATATTACAAACGTTTCTAATATTCATAATGATAACCGTATTTACCTACCATTTATGTTCATTCTTTCCAGACTGATTTTTAAATGTGATAAATATGTGAATATGTTGATTATAAGTATATCTCTAACATATTATGAAAACATGAAATAGATATAAATACGAATAGCTAGTTTTACATATTAAAAATAAATTTGTTATGAGACTATTGTTCACTAAAGTCAGGATGATCACATAATTCGGATATATTATATGTCTTTAGCTTGTTTTTCTGAAAATGTTGGTCATTTTATAGAATTACAAAAAATAAAATACCTTTATATTTTATATAGATAGTGCGTTTGAATGACAGATTGTGATACTGGTGTACAAAAATGCCAAGCATATGTTAGGAGACATATTTCAAGAAAACAATTTGCTCTCGAGCATTACTTTGAAACGATTGACGTTCTGATAAAAGACAAATTACACAGGAAAACCAATAATGATGTTACATACGATATTTTAGATACACCGCTTACATCGGAATACAAGATGATTTCACTGAAAGAAAAACAAAAACAGATGAAGATAGGAGAGATTTGGCAAATTGCATTAGGAAACTTTTATGGATTTGAAGATTTAGGAATTGGACACGAAACTGGCCTTGACATAATTTCGCATAGTCGTAAAATAGCTATTGAATTAAAAAATAGGACAAACACAGACAATGCTTCTGCCAAAAAGTCAAATCTCGACAAATTGGCAAAATTTAAAAAAGAACATCCAGATTTTCTTTGTATTTATGGAAATGTTAATGATCAATCTGAAACTAAAACATGGCAAGGCTCTATCAAAACAATACAGCACAATGGTGTCATATTAAAACAATATATAGGGATCTCATTATTAAACCTGATTTTAGAAAATAATACCGTTTCTGTTATCAATAAAATAAAAGAAATTTTGTTATCATATTCAGTTCATAGCAACAAATAAGTTTGCTTAGTTTGCTCCTTCTAAACACTTCAATATAGATAGTCCCATGTGATACGCCATATTCACTGGAATAGCGTTTCCAATTTGTTTATACTGAGATGAAATACTTCCAACAAATGTATAGTTATCTGCAAATGTTTGAATTCTTGCATATTCTCTAACAGTTAGAGGTCTTTCTTCATTCGGATGACATCGCTCTGTCTGTTTTTGCGACGGAGTACACAATAGTGTGAGAGATGGTTTTTCCATAGATAGCCTATGTAAAATACCTCTTTTCCCACCACCAGACAAATAACTTTTTCCCAAATATTCTTTTTGTAGATCTTCTGGAAGATTTATCCAGCATCCACCAGGCGGTATCTTTCTAAATAATTCCTTCTTATGATCAGTGTATTTAGCACCAATACTCTGCGGAACATTGAGTAAAACATCTTTGAGAACCTTTCTTTCATCAAGTGCTTCTGGAAATTCATATTTCATTCCAAGTGACTTCAATGTTCCTACGATAATTACCCTCTCTCTCTTCTGTGGGACATCGTAATGATTGGCATTTAATATCTTGTATTTTACTTCATACAAGTCATTAGCACAAAGATCTGATATAATTTTTTTGATAGTATTTCCTTTGTCATGCGATACAAGACCTTTTACGTTTTCTATCATAAATATTTTGGGCTTTACGAGAAAAACCATTTCAATAAAATTTACGAGAAGTTCTCCACGAGAATCATTTAGCCCTTTTCTAAGACCAGATTGTGAAAATGATTGACATGGAACACCTCCTGTAAATAAATCAACCTGTCCTATATACTTTGATATGTTCAAGTTTTTCATATTATCACACAACACCTCTATGTTTTCGTGGTTCATTTGGAGAGTTTTACAACAATCTTTGTTGTTATCATTCAGAAGCAATGGGAATAACCCGGCTTTCATAAGCCCTGAACTCAAACCACCACATCCAGCACATACTTCTATAAAATTATGAACCATATAATTATAAATCACCTGGTATTTATATACAAATCATGTCATTTTTTAGAAATTGAAGTTTTTGACTCAACCATACTAGTTTTTTGATCTTGTTGTAGCTTTTCTTCATCATACACTTCATTTAAGATATTCTTAATATGTTAGTCGGTGTATGTGGATTCTAGTGATATATACATCTCTCATATTATTAATTATAATTCAAAACAGATAATCATTTTTAATCTACCTAGATAAAACTGTTATGGTGAAATGTAATCACTTATTTTGTTACATATTTTATAGACCTAATTACAGTTGGATCACACTGAATGTTGTTCGTATATTCAGAGTTTTTATTAGATATTCCTGATATAGTAGATCTGGATTCAGTAATTGTAGGGCGGAATCTCTGAATAAACTCAAGACCAGTTGGTGAATGTTCTTTTAATGGTCGCAGACATTCGTTTTTACTCATAAGTTCTTTTTTGATATCTTTGTATAAAATCAAATTTATTTCATCTATTTTCATTATAATATTTATCTCATTTTTATCCCAGTTTCTGGAAACGTCCTTCTTTTTTAGGTAAACCATCACTAATCCTACACCCCATAACAATCCTACCCTGTTCTTTTTCAATGTTTTTGTGTATTGAAAGTTAAAAAGTTGGTATATCATATCCATTATTGGGTCATCGAACAATAATGATACAATACCCCATACGAACCATACGGCATCACTATCGCTCTCGTAAAATTTAGTTTCAAAAGTATATTTTTTTCGTATGATATAATCAATAGAATGTCTAAATTTATTGGCAATATCTGATAAAATATCAGCATCATCTGCAGATTTCTTCTCTATAGCATTCAGAGTATACACATAACCTGTAATAATTTGTAGAGAAAGATTATATGATGGGCTATCAGCCGGTGGAAGAACTCCTTCAAATTTAGAAGTTCCAGTTGAAGTGAGCTTGAAATTATCAACACTAAAAAGATCTATCATTTTCTCGCGAAGCTGTTTAATACACAAAGTACCTGTTTTTATTTTTGGATTTTTGATATAGATATCACATAACACGCACATTTTAGTGATCAATATGTATATGTCTTTAATCACTATCTTATCGTCTTCTATTAATTCATAAACTGATGACAGAATGTCTATCCATAATCTTATTTCATATAGTGAAATAAACGAACCTATATAACTACAAACTGATATGAGATTGTTTTGAAGAAGCGTATAACTACGTTCTTGATCCATAAGAATCAATTCAGTTGCTATATATATACTTTCGTTGATATTTGCTTTACATATACTATCATATAATTTAGAATTATTCGCATTCATCTGTTTTACTATATATATCTTGTTTATGTTTATCTATAAATACTTTATATTTGCTAATTATCTTATAGTTCTTCACTATTGTGACTTCTGATACATTACAAACCTGAGAAAACTGTTTCTTTGTAAATCCGAGATCTTCTGACATAGAATAATAATATAGTATTCCAGCTGCAGCCGATGTAGGTGAATTATCACTTAGGATCTCGTGTTTCTCCAAGAATTTTACTAGTTTCTTACATTTGTCTATATCATCCATCTTTATAGAAAGTTTACTGCCAAATCGCGAAATAAAGTCTTCTGGTCCAGATGAAGATACATTAATCTTGAGAAGGGTCTGAAATCGCGAATTTCCTCTATTTAGTACAACTGGGCTGATATTAAACATTGTGGCTATTTCTTTAGAGCTTCTAGGAACATGATTAATAAGACACGAATGGTAAATACAGGATGCTATCAGACCTTCCTTATTATCACCCCTAGATATTTTTTTTTCAGCTGCATTTTTATACAACACCTTCGCGTCATCTATTACCTTTTGTGGTATGCCATTATTAACTGTGCTAGATGTAAGTTTCTCAAATACAGACCAAAGAGTTCTCTCATCATAAGGCATAGAATTCCATAGTTGATACATCCTGATACGTTTGATATCAATATTATCCCTCTTACACCCACCTATCATGGATCCAAGAGATGATTTGGGAAGCAATGAGTTCGTAGGAAGTCCACAACGTGACGGATCTCCATCTCTATTATCATCTGCTCCATAATATCGCCATTCGGCTGTGTTATCAATGACCCTACCAAGGACGGCACAACATTGTTTACATATCTGCATGGTATCTTCTACTACGATATCATTTGAACCACACGCGCATAGGCTTTCAACTGTATCAATATGATTAAGTTCTTCTTTTAAATCTGCCAATAAATTCCAACAGTCATTTAATTCATCTTCCATGACGCTTTGATGAGGAAACATTATAATATTATGTCATTTTTTATCATATGAGTACTTAATAGTTCTAAAACAGTGGTATTTTTTGAATCATTTTTAACATCGGGAATATTTATTTTGATATGTAGATTATTGTCGTCTATTATGGGATATCCGTGGTGTAAAGATAACATGACATAATCTATCATTGTGAATGTATGAAATTGCGATAATGGTCTCATTTCTATATGTCAAAAAATAATTTATGTTTATCATTTTTTATTATATTATAATAGATAATGAAAAGAAACGTTCCTGATATAGGCACATCATCAAATGTATTATATGTGTTCCAAACACTTGCTATATTTTCAGTCATTGTATTTATTGCTGTAGCAACATATTTTCTAATTACCCGAAATAAGGTGGAACATTTTACAACAGGTAGTTGTTCTGTTAATAAAATAAG